AGTTTGTTAAAAACTACTATTGATGCTAAACATAATAAACATATTGAAGAATATAATAAAGAAAATAAAAATATAGAAAAATATAGGACACAATTAGATATATATGAAAAAGAATATAGATTGATAATTCAAAAGCCCATGATTGAATTATCTGATAAAGAAATATCTAAAAAATTTAATCTTAAAGATGAAATCGAATTTCTTAAATTGAAAATAACTAATATTGAAAAGGATGTTGATATAAATGAATATTATATGAATACTGCCCACATTTTATATCACTATTATGAAAAAAAAAATACATTTCAAAAAATTATTAAACCTCAACATAAATCAAGAAATAAAACTGTTGTAGATTTTTTTAGAACTAATGATATAAGTAATAATCAAAATGAAGATGAAGATGCACTTACCGATGAAGATGAAAATAGTAGTAAATATGATAATATGACAAAATCTGCATTATTTATGAGATATATGAATTTCACTATACCTGATTATATATGTGATTTTGATGATACTTTAGATAATATATGCGAACATTGTGATATCGAAAAGAAGATTTTACCATCGGAAGGAGTTCAAATATGTCCTAAATGTGGTTCTCAAACACCAATATTAATAGATTATGATAAACCTTCATATAAAGACCCACCTAAAGAGATAAGTTATTTTGCATACAAACGAATAAACCACTTTAATGAATGGCTTGCTCAATTTCAAGCCAAAGAATCAACAGAAATTCCTAAAGAAGTATATGATAAAGTTAAAATTGAAATTATTAAAGAAAAGATTCCAAGTTTAACAGAAGTTTCTCCTGAAAAATTGAGAGAAATACTAAAAAAACTAAAATTTAATAAATATTATGAGCATGTACCGCATATATTAAATAGACTAAATGGTATACCTGCTCCTGTAATGTCAAGAGAGATTGAAGAGAAATTACGAACGATGTTTAGGGAAATTCAAACTCCTTTCCTTAAACATTGTCCTAAAAATAGGAAAAATTTTTTATCATATTCATATGTTTTACATAAATTCGCTGAATTGTTAGAATTAGATGAATATTTAGTTTGTTTTCCTTTACTTAAAAGCAAAGATAAACTACATGAACAGGATAATATTTGGAGAAAAATTTGTGAAGAATTACATTGGGAATTTTATAAATCAGTATAAAATTACATCATCATGCTAGGACCAGCGACACTGGGGACACCTGTTTGTGGGAATCCAACAAGATTAGCACCTACACCAAATCCAGCACCTTGACGGGCAGCTACACTAACAGAAGGAGCGTATAGGTCAAGAACAGCGAATGTAGCGGCGGCGGTAACAGCAATCATAACGATATCTTCAACATTCATTTTTTTCTTAGGGAAATAGAAAGCGGCAACTGCTACAGCGGCACCTTCAACAAGATATTTAATCGCACGCTTTACTACTTCTTGTAAGTCAAATTGGTCGCGGATATCAGCTAAGTCATTTTCAATTCTATCAAGCATTTTTTATAATAATTACAAATATTTTTTTATTAGATTATGTTAAATATTTATACTTAAAAACATATATATATAATTTTATATATAATGGAAAAAGAAGATTATCTTGATGCAGATTCATCTGTCCCTGGTCAAAATTGGGTTTGTCTATCATTTGTATCCCCAGAAAAACTCCTTAAACAAAAAAATGTGTTTATGATGCAAAAATTCCTTGAACATCATTGTGGAGAAAAAGGATTAGATTATAATTCTCTTAAAACTGCATTAGATGATTTTATGTATAGTCGCAATGATGATTTTGAAAAAGAATTTCATGAATTACAAGAATTTAGAACAACTGTAAGAGGTTTTAAAGTGAGAGGTTCTTATGATTCGCGAGGTGAAGCAAATATGCGTGCTCAAGCCTTACGACGTAAAGATGTGAACTTTCATGTATATGTTGCACAAGTTGGTATGTGGCTTCCTTGGGATCCTGAAGCAGATAATATCGAGGACCAAGAATACCAAGAAGGTGAACTAAATACACTTGTAAAGAAATACAAAGAAAATGAAATAAAGAAAGATATGCACTATGCAGAACAAAAACAAGAAAAAATGAAGGCCGTTATGATTGAAAATGAAGAGCTAAGAAAGAAAAATGAAGCTCAAAAAGATCTAGAAGAGGAAGAAGCTAAATCCCTTGCTGAAAGTAGTTCTGTAACTAATACTGAACATAAACTAGTAAGTGATTTACCAGAAGAGCTTCAATCTAATAATGAATTAGCTAATGACGCTTCGAATGAAACTTCTGATATTAATAGCAAACCTGGTCATGATTGGCGATGGACCGAGGGTAAAGGTTCATCACAAGATGATATGACAAAAGAGTTTAAAGATAAAGATCCTTGGATGCAATCTAAAGTAAATAATTAAATATTTTATATATTATAATGAAACCTATTACTATATTTTTCTTAATAATAGGAATTATTTTTATTACGATCGGATATGTTCGTGAAAATATGGGGGGGGGAACTAAAATTATATATAGATATATACCCCGTAAAACTTTAGATGAACAATATGCCCCTAATATGGCCAGTGATGTATTTAATAATATGGAGAGTAAAAGTGATAAATGGGTAACAGTTCAACCAGATGTTTCATAATCTAATTAGTTATTGGATATATAATCTCATTGCTAGGTATATTTTTTGGATTAATTGAAAAAATCTTGAAACAATTTTTAGAAAATTGATTTTTAGGTACTGCATTACAGGCTTCGCGGGCACAATCAATATATGTGTTAAAACTGTCATCATCAAATAAATCAATATAATTATTATTCTTAGTCTTTAAAAATTCCCTTAATAGGTTTTTAGTATGACTTTTATTAAGTGGAATATTAGTTGATTCTTCTTCATTTAATAAGTCAGATGCAAGTAAAGATAAATCCATTGAAGGGTTGGGGTGAATTGGATCTTTTTTATTTTTCTTAAATATATCATAAATATATTGGCTAAAACAAACACCTTCTTTTTCAAAAACGTTATTATTAATATTATAATTATCGAATCTTAATGTAGAACGACCCCAATCTATAATTTTAATTATTCGTCCATTTGTGGGTACACGATAATAGTGGTTATTTCTTGTTTTATAATATAAATAATCTCTATCTGTTTTTTTATACATTACATTCGAACTATGTAAATCATTATTGTAAAGACTATAATGTTTTTGAACTATTGTTAATGCCGCGATAGTTTGAAAAAGATATCCTAACCATTCATCATCAGTAGCTTTTTCTTCACGTGTTTTTAAGTTATAAAGGTCACCATCTAATATTTCACTGCATAAAAATTGAACTGGATATTTATCGGTCTCTAAAAAATCGGTATATACTTCTTCAACTTGCGAAGAACTGTTACTGTTAGCAGAACCTTTATCACATTTTTTAGAGGAATCGCTATCTTTAGAGGAATCGCTATCTTTATAGAGTTTCAATTTTCTAAAATGTTTAACTATGCCATTATCTATTTCATCTTTATATTTTTTAATATCATCATCGTCTGTTAATTCAACCGTATATTTATCCATAACAGATGTAAATGTACCGTAATATAGAGGGAAATGTGGTGTTTTTTTTTGTTCAACTAATAATGAGCATAAATATGTACAAAAAACGTCAATGTATGCTGAATTAGTAATACTATTTACATTATTACTAATTAGATTAAAAGTACTATTAGGTACTAATGGATTGCAATTATTAACAGATAAATTATATATTTTTATGTAATTATCTAAGGGTAAAATCGGTATTTCTTTAATATAAATATTTCTGCCAAAAATATCTTTATTTTGATGATTAATTAATTCGCAATAACATACGGTACCGTGTAAATTTTCTTTAAACTTTTTCTTAAAAATTTTGTTTAATCCAAATTTAGATTTGAGGATTGCATTATCATATTCTCCAAAATATTGTATGTATGGAAAATATAATTGTAAGTCACTACATTTATATGTTTTATGTATTGAATCGTATAATCGTTTCATCTCATAATCTTTTAAAAATTTGTGTTTTAATTCAATTTTAGCATTTTTACTCATTATAATATATTTTTATTTTAAGGCTTTAAATAATTGCGTTATTTATAAATATTTATTTGATTCTCATATTATATATGTCTACAAATTTACAATTAAGGAAATTTGATATGAGAACAATTAAAGATGATAAAGTTATAGTATTTATAGGAAAGCGTGAAACAGGAAAGAGTTTTTTAGTCAGAGATTTATTATATCATCATCAAGATATACCAATTGGAACAGTAATATCCGGAACTGAGGGTGCAAATGCATTTTATAGTAAAATGTTTCCTAGTTTATTTATACATTCAGAATACACACCAGGTACTATTAGTAATTATATGAAAAGGCAAAAACTAATTGTTAATGAAATGAATAAAGAAGCATCTCAGTATGGTACAAGTGATATAGACCCGAGGGCAATAATAATTTTAGATGATTGTTTATACGATAATTCGTGGACTAAAGATAAAAATGTAAGAGGACTATTTATGAATGGTAGACATTATAAAACAATGTTTTTAATTACTATGCAATATTGTTTAGGTATCCCCCCGAATCTAAGAACAAATGTTGATTATGTTTTTATTTTAAGAGAACCATATGTATCAAATCGTAAAAGATTATATGAACAATATGCAGGTATGTTTCCAACATTTGAAGTTTTTTGTCAAGTTATGGACCAATGTACTGAAGATTTCGAATGCTTAGTTATCAATAATAATGCTAAATCAAACAAAATTGAGGATATGGTGTTTTGGTATAAGGCTTCTGAACATAGTGATTTTAGACTTGGTGCACCTGAGTTTTGGGAACATCATAATAATAATTATAATTCATCATTTGACGATGAAGATACCGATTTTGAAATAGTAGGTTCAAAAAAACATCCAATTAATGTAAAAAAATTATATGATTAGACTTATAAAATTTAAAAAACTAGAAATTCTATTTTTTTATATTTTAAATTTAAAAATCAGGAGCACCTGTAAATACTTGTAGGTCACTATTAGTTATCCCACCATTAGTTAAATTAGCTGAAACATATGAAGTAAAAAATACTAATGTAAAAATTTTAATATATGACATCGTATCAACATCATAATTATTATTTTTTGAGTCTAAATATAATACAACCAATGAAGCTAATCCTAAAACAAGAGCCATAATTAAGGTTTTTTCAATATCAAACTTACCAAGCATATATAATAATAATTAAACAAATTTATACTATTTATAAACGAAACTATTTATTTCTTGAAATTGAGCCTTCTATCGAATCTTCTAAAGATTTTGACAAAAATTTATTTCTATTTTTTAAAGCTTGGTATAAATCAATATTATTCTGAGTATCTTGTGAATTTTGAAGTGAATCATCTTCATCATAAATTAAATTATTTGGATTTTCCTTAATATTATTCTTCATTTTTTCAATATCACCGTCTTTTTCAATAATTGAAGCAGTACTTTCAATAGTTTTTACTTGTTGATTATCTAATTGTTCTATCTGTATTGGCTCTGCGTTTAAGTCTAATACGTTCTCTGATTTTATATCAGAATGACCTAATATATCATCTAATTTGTGTTCCCCTACAGTTTGTATCATATCGTATATGTTTTCTGACGTTTCTTTAGCTTCAACTTCAGGTTTTTCATATTCTTCTTCAGGTTGTCTTTCAAGGTCAACTTCAGGTTGTTCTTCGGGTTCAGTGTCAGGTTGTCTTTCAACGTCAACTTCAGGTTGTTCTTCGGGTTCAGTGTCAGATTGTCTTTCAACGTCAACTTCAGGTTGTTCTTCGGGTTCAGTGTCAGGTTGTTCTTCGGGTTTAGCGTCTAATTGTTCTTCGGGTTCAGCTTCAGGTTGTTCGTGTTGTTCTTTTGATATTCCATGAACATCATTCTCATTATTATCAACATTTTTAACTTCCAATTCTTCTTCAGTATTATTAACTGGTCCAGATTCAGATTTATGTGATATTGGGGAATTATTATGTTCATCTTTATTTTCTAAAACATTATCATCTATGTCAAAATGTAAATTAATTCGACTATTCGATTCACTATCAATGTTCTCTTCTAGATTTTCACCACCATTTTGATTGTCAAAAATAATTAGGGATTGATTATCTTCATGTTTTACACTTGTAGATTGTAAATCACCATTTACAAGTGATTGTAAATTTTGTTCGTGAATACGATTAATTTCTATGGAAATGTCATCTGAGATATTATTGTTAATATATTCTTTAAGAATGTGTTTAACTGGTAATAGTGTCCTGATTGTTTCTTCTATTTGATTTTTAACAAGAATTTTAAATTCAGATTCATTTCTTTGTTTATCAAAAAACTTAACATCATGATAAAAAAGATAAGGATTTTTCCAAACTTCTCGTGCAATCATAATATAAACATGATGCAAAAAAAGTTTTGTTTTAGGTATATGTAAATCTAAAGGCTTATTAACATCTTCTGTAAGCTTAATAGCTGAATATACTTTTGCAAAACTAATAAACACAGCAGTAATTAAATCATCAACCCAATTACATTTATTATTTAAATCTGTATAAATTTCCTCTAATTTATCATTATCCCATTTAGGTATTTTAGATAAACTACTTTGAAAATATTTAAGGACATTCATATTATTTTTCCCATCATTCGATTCTTTTTGAGAAGTATCATAAATATTATTAAAGTGTGAATATACTAATGGATACATTATACTTAATAAGTATTTAGTATATTCAACTTTACATTCAACAAGAACACTTAAACCAGGATTAATCATTTAATTTTTAGAAAGAATAAATAATAATATAATTTACGCATGTTTCTTTTTTTTACAGTTTTCCAAACATTTTGATAAATCCCCCATATATTGATTATATATATATGCAAATTGACAAGTCTTTTTGCATTTTTCTTCTTTATTTTCTTTACTATTTATTATTTTATTAAATTCATATTCAGATACTGCAATTTTTGCATAGGGTATCATTTTAATTTAAATAATAAATTCACTTTAAATAATTAATATTGCCAATTATAAGGGATACCTAAATAACCACCTTGGTGGGATCCACCACTTGTAACCTTTTTCCATTGACAAATACCCTTAACATTCCTTTGAGAAACCCATTTATTAGCATCATTACCTGTTAATGACATTCCACAACATTCATTGGCAGGGAAAGGAGGACTTGGTCTGCCAGCATATTTTTTTGCAATAGTTGGAGAAACTTTTGGTTGAACTTGACGTTCACATTTTGCTGTATTGCCTCTAACAGGGGGTGATTTACTTCTTCTTGCAGGGGGTGATTTACTTTTTCTGGAAGGGGGTGATTTACTTCTTCTTGTAGGAGGTGATTTGCTCTTTCTGGCAGGAGATACTTGAGTACGTCTGGCAGGAGGTGATTTGCTCTTTCTGGCAGGAGATACTTGAGTACGTCTGGCAGGAGGTGATTTGCTCTTTCTGGCAGGAGGTGATTTGCTCTTTCTGGCAGGAGCTACTCGAGTACGTCTGGTAGGAGGTGATTTGCTTTTTCTAGACAATTGCCAATTACATTCCCCATTAAAATGTCGTGAAGAGAACCATTCGTTTCCATCTGTACCAGTCATATATAAACCACAATATTTGTTAGCAGAAACTAATGGACACCCTTTTTTTACAGTTGACCTTCCTCTGGTAGGAGAGGCCCTTGATTTTTTAGGTGAAGTATTACGGCTTTTCCTTCCGCTTAAAACTGATTTACCAATAGCTCCAGTTTTTTTTACACAACGATTAGTAGCGGGATTTCTTAATTGATTTGAATTGCAAGATTTCATTTTATAATTATATATCATAAAAAAAATATAGTATTTTATATAAAACTTGATATAAAATAAATATATACTAGTAATATGGATAAAATAAATAAAATCTTAGCACAATATTCTTAAAGCAGATAATCTTAATGAAATTAACAATAAACTAAAAAATGATAAAGAAGAGTATAAATGTTGTAAACATATTCCTCATGAAGAGGGTTCTTTGGATGCAAATAATTTTTAAAGTAAATGATATTTAAAATGGTCTAATATGTGGAATTTAATGATTGTGTATATGGGTTTTGTTGAAAAGCATCTACCATAGAAGGATTATTTCTGTCTGCTAAATCAGTATTTAACACAGTATCTTTATCTTTTGTAACAGCACAAATATTAGGTTCTGAAACATTATTAACTATTCGTGTTTGATGTGAACCACGTATATTTACTCGGTCACACTCCATTTTTTTTACATCTATATTATATTTATCACTGCCATTTGCTAATTTTGGACCTTGGTCAGCAGGCGATCTACCTACAAGTGTACCCTCTCTTACTTCATTAAGTGTAGCATTCATAACATCGTCATATGACATTTGTGCTAAATCTTTTGACTGTGCAACACCAGTATAGTCATTATCAGATGTAAATTGTTTATTTGTATTAGGTGCTTCTGGATTAGCAACTAAATAGCCATTTCCACCTTCTTTATCAGCAATAGCAGTATAATTATTATCAATTGTGGTTTGTTTCATAGTATTGGGTGCGTTATAATTTGCATTTTTATATCCGTCATTTTGACCATTTTGTACATGCCCTAAATAGTCATTATCTATATTAGTTTCTTTAACTGTAGTACGTGCAACATCTTCAGAATCATAAACAGTACCTCTATTTTGGCCATTAAGATTATTTATTCCATACCCATCTATATTAGTTTCTTTAACTGTAGTGCGTGCAACATCTTCAGAATCATAAACAGTACCTCTATTTTGACCATTAAGATTATTTATTCCATACCCA